AGCATCCGTTCTGTAGGCGCTGTGCCAACAGCTTTCTGTGCCACGCTGAGGATGGAGACGTATTGTACGTCAATGGACATATCCTCGTAGCCTTCTGGAAGAGGTGGGATAAGCCCAGCCCGATCACAGATGGAGAAGATGCGTTTCATAGCGGGGTCAAGGCCCTCGGTTTCAAAGCGTTCAAGCACGCCACCGAGTAGGATAAGTTTCTCACTTTCACGAGACCTGATCTCTTCCGCGCTACGAACGGTTGGGAGGTCGGAGATGCCTGTGAAGAGGTAGTTGTAGAAGGTGGTCTTGATCCGTTCCTCGATGCTTTGTTTGTCCTGAACGAGGGTTCCGAAATCCGGGTTAACCGTGTTAATCGGGCGTGCCCCGGAAGTGTTGTTGAGGTTAGCCACGAACGTCTGACCCCGAGGCATTAATGCGACCGGATTATTCTGGAGCGCTATATCAACCAACAACGGCGGCATGTGCATTTTTTCCAGCAGTTCCGCTTTGTTCCGGTGAAGGTGTTGGAGTTCGATGGAGTCACCAAGGGCGTCCATTGCAGGGGAGACACCGTATGCGTCAGTCCCGCTTACTTCCCACCTGGCAAAGATGCCGGGGAGTTCGTTGTATCCGCGAAGTTCGAGAACGGGTTGCTGTCCGCCCTCGACGGTCTGCCGCTTGCCTTCCCAGTACATTTCGTAGTATTTGAAACGATTGGAGACAAGTCTCTTCGAGTTCGGCGCGATGAAGTGATGGATTTCTATGTCGTCGTTGAGGGCTCCGCCACCTTTTTCAACGGCCTGTTTGACTCGATCCGACCAGTATTTTTTATCAGGCCATCGCTCGATGTACTGGTAGATTTTGTAGTTAAGTTTACGGGCGAAGATGTTGACGAGCCCTTTGGAATTTGTCCCAAGATAGTACTCGCCAAGGGGAGGATTGTAACACCGGATTACGTTGTCGAAGTCTTCGTAAATGAGGTTCGCGGCGGTCCCGAAAACCCCCATGTCGAGGTAGACCACTGCCATTGAATTGTAGAAGTTCGATGCGGCCATGACCTCGAGTAGGATTACCTCAGTCTGTTCAAGCCAGACAGCTAGGTCAGGGTGCTCGGAAGACTTCAAGCCGGGGACACGGAGTTTAAACCACGGGCGAGAGGGAGAAGTGATCCCGTTAATCATCCCGGCTGTGAGGGTTCGGGCTGCAATTGTCCCAGTGTTGTTTATGATGTACTGGCGGCTGGCCCGGTTCTGGCTGTACGCGGTCGAGGACATAAGCCAACGATAGCGCTGAGGGAGGAAGTTATTGCTAAGGTCTTGCCAAGCACCATGCCATACCTGCCGATCTTTATCAAGAGCCGCCACGTAGTTGCGATGGTTTTTGAACTCATCGGCAGATATGTAAGGCATTAGGAACCTCCGAGGAGACTTGACTTGCGCGTATTTGCGCGGGTTGAAATTTTACCAGCGCTTACTGCGGAGGACCGACCACGATTCCGGGAACGCTCACGGAGTGGTTTGGACTCGTCGTCCTCTTGCGGGTCAATCGGGGTTTTGGGTTTTTCAACCTTGGGTACTTTAGGTGTTTGCATTGCCGTAAATCCTTTCACGGGAATAAGGGTCGTAGAGGGGAGCGATGGTTACATCAGACTTAGGAATATGCCCCTGTTTAGGAACGAAATGTGGGTAAGCAAAAGTGCAAGCGAGCGCGTCTGCGATGTTCGGGGAAGGCACACCTCGTGATCTCATATCTTTCTTTGACTCGAGGAGGATTGCTTCACGTGAGTTAAGACCATACATCGGCCCCGCCAATTCGTCCACCAGTGAAACCACTTTACCCGTTGTGGTGGTCATAGTCAATGAGGGGATTGACCCCGTACCAAGCCAATCTCGGACTGCCCCCCAGATTTCAGCTCGTTTGTTTGCGTACTTGATCCCGGACTCAATCTCGTTAGTCGCGTCCGGTTTGGAGCTGAAGTCTACCTCAACCACGGGTATGCGGAGTTGACGAAGCCGGTCAACTACCCCGCCGCCTACCCCGCCGCTGTCTACCATGACGATTGAGGCGTTGAGGGAGTTGAAGACATTAGCTACCTCAGCAGCGAGGAACATCAGGTCGGATTTGTAGATGAGTTTGGGTGGGTACTTGAGTCCATCCCTGCCTTGGCGCGGGTAGATAACGGAGGGGTCATCCCCGAACCTGCCAACATCGACACCGATGATGATTGGTGCTTCTGTTTGAGGCTCGACTGGGCGTTCCACAGCGGCTTGTGCGAGATCTCGGGAGATGAAGGAGTCTGCATCGACCCGGGGGAACTCACCCTTAACACGTACCCGGAAGAAGTCAGAGTCTTCCCCGTAGTCTCGGCCCCACTCAGCAAGCTTTTCCTTATTCGTGAAGGTGACTGTGCGGGAGTCTACCGCCATAGTTTTCCAGCGATGAGCGAACATGCCACCGGGATGACACTCGCGGAACCTGCCGGAGTTCTTTGTCGGGTTGCTGAAGCATACCCAGATGATTTCTGTGTCTTTATCGGTGAGGGCGCCCTCGGTAACTTCCCAGATCACGTCCTCGATTGCGGAAGCTTCGTCATAGACGACGAGGATACGCTTGCGTTGGTTGTGGAGACCAGCAAAAGCCTCGGTGTTCTTTTCCGACCACGGAGTCATGTCTATTCGCCAAGTTTTGTCACGCTCTTTGTCGGTGGAGAATAGGGCAGTTGCGGTAAGTTTGAAAAGGTCTCTGGCGATGAAGCGGCGGAACCAAGTGGCAAGCTCGACCCATGTCTTTGTTTTCAGCTGAGTTTCTGTGTTGGCAGTTACGACCCCGCGAGTGTCGGGGAAGGTGGAGATGGCCCAGAGGATGATCCATGCAACGAGGGCGGACTTCCCGATCCCGTGGCCGGAGGTGACGGCAAGGAGGATAGCTTTATCTGGGGTCAAGAGACCTTGTTTGAGTTGGAGCAAGATTTGTGTCTGCCACTCTTCTGGCCCCTTGAACTCAGCTAACGGTCCACCTTCCTCGCCCCACGGAAAAGACCAATAGACAAAGCCGAGGGGGTCGTTCGCGTAAAGGCCGAGGTCGTCTATTATTTGGTCGAGGTCTTCTGCCATGGGGTTAAGTCTTTCTCCATAGGGTTTTGCCCGGTGACGGAGCTGGGGACGTGTCGTGGAAGATATGAGAACGGAGGATGCAATCGTTCTTATCCACCTCAATAGCTACGCCAATTCCGTTAGGGTAGGAGAGGATAACTATGTCGGGAAATTTTGGAGTCCTCACGTAACGCCAAGGGAGTATGTTGGCCTTGTTTGCAATTTCCGCGATAACCTCATCCGGGGTTTTGCAAAGGAAAGGTTTTGCGACGGGGAGCGGGGGTGATTGTGCGAAAGCGGGGAAAAGGAAAAGGATGCCGGAAAGGGCTAGGATGAAAGTTTTCATGAGCGGGGTACCTCCGGGATGGTTAAGTGATCAAAACGGATTTTGGTAATCCAGAAAGGATGGCAGGTGTAGTTAAGTATAACAAGCCACTCAGTCGCGTCAGGGTAGGGAAAGAAATCTATTCGGACTAGTTCGCCAAGGTTTGGCCCTTTCGGAAAAGCGGTTGGCGGGGAACTGGCAGGCAGGTCTACCCTTTCATAGTTTACCCTTTTTTGCACATCGTCTTCAAGAGCGAAAATTAAGACAAAGTTTTCTTTGGCGGGGGTGCAGTCCTCCCTGTCTCGGACAAAGTGAAACCGGCCAAGCACGCCATCATCCTCAACTATTCCCTGCGGGACAAACTCAAAGGTGGAGAGGACAGGGAAGAACTGGCGCTCGATAAAAGGGCCCATAAAGAATAAGGTAGTAAGACCTAGCAAGCAAATACTTGCCCAAACTGCTCCGTAGTATGAAGATTTTAAGATCGTCATTAGTTTGCCTCAAGTTCCCTGATTAACCGGCCCACATTACTGTCTATGACGAGAACAGTTCTGTTTACTTCATTTATCGTATTGACGAGTCTTTCTATCTGTTGATCCTGCCGTTCATTCTGCGCGACATTTCGGGCAATCTCAGCCTGCTGGCGTAGGTTTTCCCCCTCGAGAGAAGAGATTATCCGGGCTGACTGCCAGCCTATCCCGGCAATTATTATAAAGGCGGAGACGAAAGCGGCCACTTTTCCAAATCCGAGTTGGTTTAAATCGTCAATAGACATATAGTGGCCGCTTTCGTGTTTTTGCAGAAAGGAGTTCTTACGTTTTCCATCCCCGACTGCGGGCAAAGGCGTACCAGACCTCGACCAGTATCCATGCGATAATGCCTGCGGCGACCTGCGCTGTGTTGGTGCCGGGGGTGGAGGTCAGGCCGGTAGCGGTTTCGATAACCTGTTGAGGGGTGATACCTGTGCCGATGGCGACTCCGGAACCGACCCGGACTATATTACGGACGAGGGGGAGAAGTGCAAGTAAGTTCATGTTATTTAATCCTGAAGAGTTGTTTAAGGAAAGTGACGAACCAATTGGAGGGGGTTGGAACGGGTGAGGGCGGGGGAAGTGATGGAGCGGGAGGAGCGACAGAGGTAACGCCGTAGCCGGAAGTTTTAAGGGCGGTGTCGTACTCACGGGCAATCGCCGCAATCTCTTTCTGTTTGTCGATGCCGTTGATGATACGACGAGCGTTGACGAAGCCGGACCGCTGGCGGGTTATGTAGTCGGATAGTTTCTTGCCTGTGAACCAGCCTTCCAACATGCCAATGACAAGGATTTTTACCGCGTGTTCAGGCTTCAAAACATCTTCCGGCCGGGCAGTGAAATCAACACCGATCTTGTCGGCCGCACGCTTGTAATTTGACCGGCCTGTGATTTGGACATAGCCCCGGCCGTGATATTTAATGCCATCACCGGGCGACAGGTTCCCTAACTCGCGGGCCTTGCTCGGCCGGTCGCCCTTGATGTCGTACATCTTCTTGAAATACGCATTGCCGCCGAATTCATTAATCGGCCGCATCGTATAACCAGTCTCAAGATTGGTTGTCGCCAGCACATACGCACATTGATTGCGCAATACGCCACGTGCCTTGCACTCGTCTACAATTAGGGCTGTGTCGCCCTTGATCATGTCGATCATAATTTCTTCTTTCGTTTGTAAAACATCCAGCCAAATGCAGAAACTGCGCTGAAAAACGCACCGGCAATAACTGGATTTGCTGCGGTGTTGAGGCAATAGAAAAAGGCGCTGTCTGCGACGGCTTTAGGAATGCCAGATGCCGCATAAGCCAGATCATGCCAGTTGCAGCACTCAGTCACCGGATCGCGCCATGGCAACCGGTTGATCAGCCATTGGATGAATGAGCAGCCATTGGCCATCAGGATCGTATCTGCGCTTCTTTTATCCCAACAGTCGAACCACCGTTCATAGCGGTGAAGCTCCATCGGTAGTACCGATACTCAGCACGTT